TAAAGTATTGTTTGTAGTTGATTCGTTGGGTATGTTACTAACACCTACTGACGTTGATCAGTTTAACAAGGGTGATATGAAAGGTGATATGGGTCGTAAGCCTAAAGCATTGACTTCACTTGTTCGTAACACAGTTAACATGATTGGCTCATTGAACGTTGGACTAGTATGTACTAATCATACATATGCATCGCAAGATATGTTTGACCCAGATGATAAAATTAGTGGTGGCGCAGGCTTTATCTATGCATCAAGTATTGTTGTTGCAATGAAGAAGATGAAGTTGAAAGAAGATCTAGACGGCAATAAGATCTCAGAAGTTATGGGTATACGTGCTGGCTGTAAAGTAATGAAGACTCGTTATGCAAAACCGTTTGAAGGTGTGCAAGTGAAGATTCCTTATGAAACTGGTATGAATCCTTATAGCGGGCTAGTTGAATTGTTTGAGAAGAAGAACTTGTTAGTTAAGCAAGGTAATCGACTCAGGTATACTAATCTAGCAGGCGAAGAGCAGATCGAATATCGTAAGCAATGGCTAGGTCCTAAACTTGATTTGATTATGTCAGAGTACGATGAAAAGATGAAACCTGTGGTAAATACCGCTGAAGTTGACTTAGAAGAAGAAGCAACAGCAGATCAAATCGAGGAGATAGCAATTAATGACTGAAGAACAGATATCAGATATTTGGGGAGTATTCCAAGAATACATTGATAAGAAGCAGCTAGAAATAGTTGCCGAAAAGTATGTTGATTTACTTGCTGATTACGGTACAGGCGACGATGTATTTTTGGCGGCACTAGGCTCAAGTAGTTCCTTAGACGAAGCTATAAACTACTACCTTGACACAGAAGAAATCGATGATGATGAGGAACGAGAAGAGGATTACTAATGGGTTGGTATAGTGAAGTCTCTAGAGACGTGTCTAAGATTACAGATGCAGTAGCATACTTTGAAAGTGAGTTACAAAATGCACGTCAAGAGGTAAAACTTAAAGGCAATGTTGAACGTGCCGCGGCAGAAATGCCCGGCATTGTTGAACAAAGATTTAACCAACTTCAAGAAATCGAAGCAATACTTCATTATCTAAATATTGAGCTACGTAGGTTACGTAGCTCATTTTTTAAAAAGTATCTTGAAAACTATCAAAGAGCATTATCTAGTCGTGACGTAGAAAAATACGTAGACGGAGAAAGAGATGTAGTTGACTACGAAAAGATTATTAATGAGTTTGCACTTATGCGTAACAAGTGGCTTGGTCTGCTTAAAGGGTTAGATCAGAAACAATGGCAGATTACAAACGTTGTTAAGCTCAGAGTAGCAGGAATGGAAGATGCCAGCGTATAGAAATTACCATAGTTGGATAACTTTAAAATACGATATTAGTGTTAAAGCTGCTTACCGACAAACAGGCGGAAATATCGATGACTATCAATTAGATGAGCTTAATGGTGCATTAGCATACTGCAAAAGTTTCAATACTGCAATTGATATCGGTGCTCATATAGGCATGATTTCTAATCAGTTAAGCAAACGATTTAAGTCAGTTGAAAGCTTTGAAATTGATACTGATGTGTTTGAGTGCTTAAAGCAAAATATGCAAAACAAGACTTCAAATGTTAATATACATAACTTTGGCATTGGCGATAGTGAAAGAGATGTTGACCTACGTAAAACAGCAAAAACATTTAGTACACATGTAATACATAATTCAGTTGGTGATTACAAAATTAAATCTTTGGACCAATTAAATTTTGATAATGTTGATTTTATTAAAATAGACGCTGAAGGATTTGAGCCATTAATTGCTAACGGAGCATTAGCAACTATTAAAAAACATAAACCTATTATTTTATATGAACGCAAACAACACCCAAAACGCTACGGATATGAACAAGATTCTTTTTTAGAAATATTAAAACCTTTTGGATATACTATGTTACGTAAGTTAGGACGTGGCGAAAAGAATGCCGTAATTGGTGTTGCATAACTCCTTTAGATAATAATTATATATACAAGGAGAACATATGTATACTATTCTTACAAGCCTTAATCAAAAATACTGGGACGAAACTTCCAAAATAAATATCCAAAGCTGGGCACAATTTTTGCCAGCAGAAGTTAAGCTTGTCATTTATTCAGAAGATGATATTGATCTAGGACCTCTAAAAGATAGAGTTACTATTAAGAACATCTATTCTACTTGTCCTAAATTATTAGACTTTAAAAATGCACATAAAGATGATCCACATTATAACGGCAATGCACCTGTTAAAGAAACAAAAAAGTTTAAATGGAATGCAATAAAATTTGCACACAAAACTTTTCCTATATTTGAAGAAGCTAAAGTATGTAATACAAATTATCTTATTTGGTTAGATGCTGATGTGCTTATGCACGATTATATTACTATGGAATGGCTAGCTGACTTATTTCCTACAAGGTCCTGCATTTCTTATCTTGGAAGACCATCAAATACTAAAACATCATATGACGAATGTGGCCTTATGGGATACAATTTAAAAACACCATTAGCTAAAACATTTTTAGAATCTTACGAAGAATATTACGAAGGTAATAATTTAGATGAATTAAGGGAAACGCACGACAGTTGGATATTCTTTCAGTTGCGTTTAAGTTTTGAAGAAGGTGGATATGCAGGATTTAAAAACTTAAATCCTAACCCGGTAAACAATAAAAGTCCTTTTAACAATAGTGGAATAAATCAATATATGGTACATTGTAAGGGAAAAGGTAAAGAAAAATTACATAATAAATTTTTAAAACGTTTTAGTATACAGAGTTTCTAAATGCACATATTAATAGCATGTGACCAAGAATATTATGATAAGTGGGGCATAGAACTTTTAAAAAGTACTAGGTATTATAATCCGCATAACTGGTTAAACTTACATTGTCATATAGTTAATCCTAGACTAGGATTTGAACAAGTAAAAGATGTTTACTATTCAACAGAAGAATATTCTTCTCCGTCTATACAGTACCTACAAACTGTAAGATACTTAGTAACAGCAGCAACACTGCCAACTGAACAAGTAATGATATTAGATGCTGATACAGTATGTACTAGAGAATTTTCACAACAAGACTTTAACAATGTAACAGCTAACGTTACAGTACTAAAACATCATAAACAGGCTGCATTGCATACTTGGCTATGCGGACTAGTTACTCTTGGAACTGGAAACTTTAGACATGAGTTTGCTGATAAATTATCTAGCTTACCTGTTAGCAGTTGGCCGTATGGGCATGATCAAGATGTGCTCAATAGCCTATCAGACAAGTATAGTTTTAACGAAGCAACTACAAACTGGATGTGTATGGGTAAACAAAATCCAAAAAGTGTATTCCTTACACTTAAAGGAACCCACAAACTTAATCCTAAATACACAAATCAATTCGAAAGGTATAAATTTTAATGACTGAACTAGCACCACACTTAGGCGGGCACATGAACAAAACGCATGTAGATGAAGGAGCATTTAACTGGCTACTTTCAAATGGAGTTAAAAGTTTCTTAGACATTGGCTGCGGACCAGGTGGCATGGTAGAACTAGCTAACAAAAATAATATCTCAGCAATTGGTATAGACGGTGATCACACTGTTACTAGATTTAATATTGAATCATTTATTATACATGACTATACTACAGGACCAATTGTAGTAGAAGACAAGTACGATGTAGCATGGAGTGTAGAGTTTTTAGAACATGTTGAAGAAGAGTACATGCCAAACTATATGAGAACATTCCAGTGTGCAAAATCAGCAGTAGTTACATATGCCCCTCCTGGATGGGACGGTCATCATCATGTTAATTTGCAAGAAGAAGATTACTGGATTGCAAAATTTGAAGAATATGGATTCAAATTAGATCGACAAAAAACTAATATACTAAGACAGCAATCAACTCTTAACTTAGGTAAAAAGGGTCGTAAAGCGTTTGTAAAAAATAGAGGATTATTCTTTAATAATGTTAAGTAGCTCGTTAAGCGTTGTTGGCATTGAAGGATCATATCGTACTCATCCTTTGCCCAACCTACCAAATTTTAAAGTAGTTCCGTGGACCGATCAAGAAACTATTCAAAATGCCGATGTATACGTACAAGCTAATATTTTAGAGAATAAATTCTTCCGTAAGTTTAAGCCGCAATACGAACATATCCGAGACAGCGGCAAGCCTTATATAGTAGTTGAAAGTAGCGTGTTTAGACGTAACATGCCGTTTCCTCCGAATGCAAAAGCATATCATAGATACAGTTGGACTAGTTACTTTAGAGATGAAGGTAATTATAATAATGAAAACTGTCCTGATGATAGATGGAAACAAATACAAGCAGATCAAAACTTAGAAATAAAAGATTGGAAAACAGGCGGCGAGTACATATTATTAGCTATGCAACGTCCAGGTGATAGTAGTTTAAAAAACTTAATGGCAATTCACAAAACGTTTGATAACTTTATTGCTAACACTATTGCTGAAATACGCAAGTATACTGATAGGCCTATTGTGTGTAGAATGCATCCTGCAAGAATGGATAGACAGCGACAAGCACTTGGAAAAATTGATACTGCTGGGATTACAATTAGTAAAAACATGCATGGCTCTGGAAACTTAGAAGGTGGCGCCGGGTTATACGAAGATTTTAAAAATGCATATGCAGTAGTGGGATTTAATAGTAATGCACTTACTGAAAGTATTTGTGAAGGAATTCCAACGTTTAGTTTGTGTCCTAGTTCAATGGCTTGGGAGTGTTCAAATAAGAACTTAAATACACTTGAGAATCTTGAATACTTTGACAGACAACAATGGCTTAATAACTTAGGTTATTGCCAATGGCGCGAAGACGAAATTGCTCGAGGTGATCCGTGGTATCACTTAATACCGTTATATGAAAGGTACAAATAATGAATATAGAATTTGGCTGTGGAGCAAATCCTAAGCAAGCAGGTTATAAAACTTGTGATATAAGAAACTTGCCAGGTATCGATTATGTGTGTAGTGCTATTGATATTGCTGACCATTGTGAGCATAACAGTGTCGATAATATTTTTAGCAGACATATGTTTGAACATCTTACCTTCCATGACGGCGAACTGCACTTAGAAGCATGTATGAAGATACTAGTGTCCGGCGGCGAACTTAGAATGATGATGCCTAATATGACATTCCATATAAATCAATGGTTAAGTAAGGATCCAGCAGTAATGGAACATGCCAAGGCTGGCTTCTGGGGCTGGCAGCGAGAAGTAGAAGAAGGCGAAGATTGGGATATTCATAAAAGCGGTTATGACTTTAATTCACTAAACGAATTATTATTACGCAAAGGATTTATAAATATCCAAAGAAATAAGAGCC